TGTCCTTAAGTTGACGGATATATTTCAAACAATCCAGTGTGTTTCGGGCAAAGCGGCTGATGGACTTTGTGATGATCATATCGATATTTCCGGCCATACACTCGTCAATCATGCGGTTGAATTCTTCACGCTTCTTAGTATTGGTACCGGAAATACCGTCGTCCGCAAATATTCCTGCCAGCATCCAGTCGGGGTGCCCTTGTATGTAGGCAGTGTAATGCTCAATCTGTGTGTCATAGCTGGTAGCTTGCTCCTCGCTGTCTGTGGAAACACGGCAGTAAGCAGCAACGCGGAGTTTCGGTTTTTCCTCGTCCTTGCTCTTGCGAGTATGCTTTCTTGCCGGAATCACGGTGACATTTTTACTGACTGCCATTCTTGTTCACCTCCATTTCAATTAAACTGTAGGCGTATTCCGCCTGCCCGAAGGGGTCGTCGAGTTCCTCTGTTCCTTCTTTCATGCGGAAGGTGGTAGGATAGATGACCTCCTTTACTTGTTTGGACTTTTTGGTACGGCCGAGTCTTTCCGCCCGCATAATTCGTTCCGCCTCGGCAGTGTTGAAAGTGTCTTTGTCAATAATCGGCGGATAAAACTCATCACCGAGGTATCGGGTATTTCGTAGCATCCTGCCGATACCGGAATGGAAAGCTTTAATACCTGCTTTCTTAGCTGCTGTCGCCAAGGAATCGCCGCTCAGGTAAGATTGGAACAATGTTTTTATCTGCTCTGCAGCCTCTTTATCAATTACGGCTTTTCCGTTTTCAATACGGTAGCCAAATGGTGTATGGCTCATTTATCCCACTAACCTTTCTTTTAGCGTAATGCCGCATTTTAATTCGAATCCAATTTCCGTTCGTGAATAAACAAGTACCCTCTCCACAAAACGGGCAAACAATTCACCGTCAAAACCCTTCAACATCGATGCCTTGGCAGCATACTGCAGCAAAGCGCTGACCTCGCTTAGGTTCTGGAAGTCGTTATTTAGAAATCGCGTTATGGATTCTTTTTGGCGGCGTAGCCGTTCTGCCTCTTGCAACAATTCGTTATTGCTCTTATTGTAAACGGCAGGCTCAAGATATTTTTTGGTCATTAGCCCAACCAGTACATTTCGCTGTTCCACATTTTCTTCGAGTTTCTTGTCAATCGCCTGAATGCTCTCCAAAGTATCATCGGAACTCATTCCACGCAGACTGACTAACAATGGTTTTAGAACAACCGCATGTCCGAAAATGAGCTTGTTCATCATGGTGACAAATGCGTATTCGAAATCGGACTCCGGCACATATTTCATAGAGCATTTCTTGATGTCTGCAATATGAGTGGAACAGCACCAAGCAATTCGATGTCTTCCGCTTGAGTGACTTCTGCGTTTAAATGTGCCACCGCACTGGCCGCAGATGATTTTGCCTGAAAAGTGATAACGGTTCTGATACTTTGTGTTTTGCTTTTCCAGCCCCTTTTCCTTAGCACGCTGATCAATAATATCCTGTGCGGTCCCAAAATCTTCATGACTGATAATCGGCTCGTGATGATTTCGAATTAGATATTGGTCTTTTTCTCCATTGTTGTTATGGCGGTTGAAGTGCTCATCAGTAAAGGTCTTTTGAAAAATGACATCGCCTGTGTATTTTTCATTACTAACCATCCCGCGTATAGTCGTTGATGTCCAACGACCGCCTTTTTTGGTCGGTACCTTTCGTCTGTTCAACTCATTAGCGATTTTGTGAGTACCCTTGCCGGACAAAATCTCGGCAAAGATGAAGCGGACAATTTTAGCTTGAGACTTATTGATAACCATTTCACCGTCTACATTGTCATAGCCGTAAGGCGGATAAGATATTTTATATGTACCATTTTGGAATCTGCGCTTAATCGACCATTTGTTGTTCTCAGAGATGGAGACCGATTCGCTTTCGGCCAGTCCAGACAGGATTGACAGCATGAGTTCGCTTTCCATTGACCCGGTGTTAATATTTTCTTTCTCAAAATAAATGAAAACATCAAGGTCAAGTAGCTTTCTGACCAGTTCAAGACAATCGGTTGTATTTCGAGCAAATCTGCTGATAGACTTCGTTACAATGAGGTCATTTTTTCTGTCTTCACAGTCTGCAATCATTCGAAGCAATTCAGGCCGCTTTTCCTTTTTTGTTCCGGAGATGCCCTCATCATAATAGAGCCCGGCGAACTCCCACTCAGGATTTGCATTGATGTAGGATTCATAATGCTTTATTTGAGTGTCCAAACTTTCGAGTTGCTCATCACTGTCAGTAGACACGCGGCAATAGGCAGCAACCCGCAACTTAGTCTGTTCGGTTAAATTGGCCGTGTTTTGAGCAATTTTCGTTATCTTTTTCAAATTCTCACCTCCTTAGTCAGTGTGACATATTACCTCTGAAACGAAGTTATATCAACGATTTAAAGGCATAATCTCGGCTAATAGCGGCGAGAAAGTTTTGCGATTTAATTCGGTTATCTTGTTGAATTCCGACAAGGTAATTAAATCTTTCTCAAGCATAGAAGTGAGTATTTGCTGTGCTCTCACATAATCAACTTCGCGCTGCATTTGCTCATGCGGAGTAGCGTTCACTTCACCATCGATTTTCAGCCCTTCGCCAATAGGGCAACGCATTAACTCAAGTTTCTGTTCATTGAACACGAGAAACCACCTCCTCGCTATACGGAGAAAAGTGGAGCGTTTTATACACCTATAAATAAAAAAAGCCCGCAGAGTTTTTACGCTCCGCGGGCTTGATAATAGTTATCACGAATATTTAATGAAAGCATCCTTATACTGACCTCCAGTAAGTCCATGTTGTTTGTGTCACTATAACGTAGAGTATTCCTTCCTGCTTCAAGCTGCAGGAAGGTTGACCCGGTGTCCAGCAGATAAAAGGCATTAGTATGTGTCTGACCAATAACGCTCACTACACGCTTACCTGCAAAATGCGTGTATACCCGCAGCTCCTCACCGACATTCATTGTTTTATTAATGCGTATATACTCACCTGTATCCACGTTCATAAGTTCTGGGTTAGTAAGTGTTCCGAGAGCCTTAAACACAATCTCACATCCGCATGAAACATCTCCGATATTATCTACCGTAATAATCTGACTGGGCTGTCTTAATCCAAACTCCATGCCGCTTCCGGGTATCTCCAATTCGAAACTGAATAGCGAAGACCACATTGCCAGCTCCTCACGTATCTCCTCCAACGCTTCAAAAAATGGGGAAGGGCATAGGAGGCTAATAAAGAAATTTGGAGCACGCTCATAGGAGGAGACCATAAAGCCTACTTCCTCTACAACACAGGAAATCATGCGATCATGATAGATAAAAGTGCCTTGCAGCTTTGGTGTGAAAATTCGCAGAAGTCTTTTTCTCTGCTTGTAGGCTTCCTCAGTTGTGTTAGCCATAACAGTGCCTTCTAGCGTTATGTTTCGCATATCCAGTGTAGAGGATATATAAAAAGCACCATCCTGCTCAGGTGCTTTGAAGGTGTTTACTGTTTGACGGGTGGTGCCAGTACCGTCAATTTTGGTTAGGAAGAACGGGCGAGCCTGTCGCAGGGTTAGCTGCTCACCCGATGAGTTTATATATGTCAGTTCCATACTTTCCTCCTAATATTCCAGTACTAATTTTCGTGACAGGTTCTTAAACTCTCTGGTCAGTTCCTTCTCTGAGAGTGCCTTTGGGGTAACTATCGAGATGCTCTGGTTAATGGTTGTGCCGCCTGGTGCTAATACACCACTTCTATTAGATAAGGCTCCATATATATTTAGGTCAGCAGATGTATCAAAGCTTGTGGGGATAGCATTTTGCATATCCTTGGCAACCGTGTCCATTGCGTCTGTAAAGCCCACACCAATACCTTGACCCATATTCCTACCAAGACCTGCAAACACTGTGGAGGGCGAATGAATACCGAAAAACCCCTTAACACTGTCTACGATCCCACTGCAGAAGCCCTTTATCTTATCCCAAATCCAAGCGCCTGCATCAGAAATACCTTTCCAAAGACCTTTTATAAGGTCGCCGCCTGCTTCGACCAGCTTATATGCAAGGGAAGCAATGGCCTTAATAATCCCGGTTATGATCTGAGGTATTGCCTTAACAATCTCTATAATGATGGTAGGTAGGTTCTCAATCAATGCTACGAACAGCTGTACGCCTGCAATTATAATCTTATCTATGTTCCCAATAAGTGCATCAACCAGTCCGCTAATAATCTGTGGGATAGCCCTCACAATTGCTGTTATAATCTGCGGCAGTGCCTTAATAAGTGAAATCAGCAGCTTAATACCCGCATCTATAAGAAGGGGAATGGCCTCTATAACTGCATTTATTACGCCATCTATGATTTTTGGGATGGCCTTCACAATTGCCTGTATGATGGTGGGTAAAGCATTAACCAGTGAAGTAAGAAGCATTATCCCTGCATCAATTAGCTGTGGGATAGCGGAAATAATGAAATCCACAATTGCCAAGATGATGGCAGGCAGAGCCGCAATCAGTTGAGGTAGTGATATTAACAAACCATCCACTAAGCCCAGAATAATCTGCAGAGCAGCATCCAGAATAAGCGGTAGATTCTCAATTAAAGTCTGCACCATTAAAACTATTGCCTGTACCACCACAGGGATCAGCTCGGGGAGTGAGTCTGCTATACCGGTTGCAAGGGTTATGATCATCTGTAAGGCAGCTTCTAAAAGTGCGGGCAGGTTTTCGAGTATACCCGTAACCAGAGCCATTATAAGTTGTAAAGCACCTCGTGTTATCTGTGGTAAGGCTTTCATTAGGCTTTCAAAAGAGTTAATATGATATCTGATGCAGCTGAGATCAGCAAGGGTAGTGCTGCTACTATACCATCTAAAAGCATGGAGAGAACCTCACCTGCTGCTGTTGTCAGTTGAGGAGCGTTATACTCTAACGCCTTTAAAATTACACTTATTAATTCACCGCCCAGAGTTGAAAAAGTACCTAGCATATCTGTAATGATGGGCACCATATTAGACACGGATTCTGAAAGCTGGGTAGCGGACTGGCTAATGGCTTCCTTAGCACCTTCTTGTCCAGTTACCAAGTCAAACAGTCCGGACACCAGACCATTGATAGCCGGAAGTGCGGTATTTGTTAGTTCTGCGCTGAACTTGGAAGTGATAACGCCAGTCAGGGCATTAAACCCATCCTGTAGTGTAGATATCTGACCATCCAGTGTCTTGCTTTGACTCTCCATTGCGTTGTAGAACAAACCACCGGCACTGGTTGCAGTTTTCATTGCATCTGCGAGCATCTCAAAGGAAATCTGTCCCTTGGACATCTTATCTTTCAGAGAGGACATGGACTCTCCGGTTTTTTCGGATATAACCTGCAGGGGATTAAAGCCTTGGTTGATCATCTGCATCAGGTCTTGACCGGTTAACTTACCGGCTGACTGTACCTGCCCAAATACCAGCGAAAGGCCATTGAACTTCTCCTTGTTTCCCATGGCAATGTCGCCGAGCATCTTGAGACTGGGTTCGATGTCCTTTTCCGCAGAACCGAAGGCCAGAAGTGTTTGAGAGGCTTGAGCAAGGTCTCCCAGCTCAAAGGGTGTTTTTGCCGCAAAGTTATTAAGGTTACCCAAGAGCTTGTCAGCACTTTCAGCTGAGCCAAGCAGAGTTGAGAAACCTGCCTTGTACTGTTCCATCTGCTTGTTATAGTCCAGGCCGTTCTTAGTGATGGACACCACTGCAGAGGATATTTCCTTACCAACAACTACTGCTGCTGTACCTACTGCCGCAAAAGAAGCACCGATTGCTACTCCTACACCCTTAAGAACACTACCCAGTTTTTCAAAATGTGTTCGGGCATCCTCGGCCTTCTCGCCGCTATCCTGTACCTTATCTGCAAACTTCTCAGTATCCTTGGCGGTGTCCTTAGACTCTTCGCCCACACCGTTGAGTGCCTTTTCGTTTTGTGTGAGTTCACGCTCCATACCATTTAATTCAGCTTGTGCTTTATTAAGCTGTATCTGCCAGTTCTGAGTGCGACGGTCATTCTCGCCAAAAGAAGAAGCCGCATTATCTAGTGCGGCTTTGAGGGTGTTGATTTTATCCTTTTGAGTGTCAATTTCTTTATTTAATACAGCATTGCGTGAGGATAGTGCACCTATGGTGTTTTTGGTACAATAAAAACCGAGCGTTCCGGAACTTAAAAATCCCTGCATAAATTGGAAACTCCATTGCGGGCACCCCTGAAAAATAATACCCTTTAAGTTGTCCATACTTGAAGGGGGTAAAGA